ATGGATAAAGACTCGCTTGAAGCGGTGCTTGCTCGAATGATGGGCTTTCTCAAGGTGTCTACTGATAGCGCCTTGGCAAGAGCGCTTCCGGTGAATCGACAGACGTTGGCGGGATGGCGAAAGAGGAACAGCGTCCCTTATGTGGAATGCATAAAGTTCAGCAATAAGCATGGCATCGCTCTTGACTGGCTTCTAACCGGTGCCGGCCCAATGCTGCGCGACCAAAGCGCGCAAACCCCTTTTGCAGCAGGCGAGCCGGCGAACCCGCGTGAGCAAGCCATCCTTGAGCTGTACCGAGCGCTGGACGAAGACGCTCAGCGAGAAATACACAGCGCTGCTGAGGAAAAGAAACGGCTGAAGGTCCTTGAGCAGCGTATCCAGGAGCTTGAGGCCGTTGTCGCTGATATCAAAAGGCTGGCATGATCTGTTCGCATTGAGAACAGATCAGGAGCACAGGGAATGCGCCGCGCCGCCCTTTTTGTATTGGCAATCGTGTTTTCAGGGTTCGCGGTTGCCGGCACCCTGGTGGGAAAGGTCGTTGCGATTGCTGATGGCGATACCCTCACCCTGCTGACCGCTGAGCGCCAACAAATCAAAGTCAGGCTGGCGGAAATCGACACGCCAGAGCGCTCCCAGCCCTACGGCAAACGCGCCCGCCAAGCCCTCTCCGATCTTGCTTTCGGCCAGCAAGCCACCGTCGAATCCAACGAAAAAGACCGCTACGGTCGCGTCATCGGTCGCGTGTACGTGAATGGCGTGGACATCAACCGCGAGCTGGTCAGCAGCGGTGCCGCGTGGGTCTACCGCCAGTACAACCGCGACAAGTCCCTCCTTGCTGTCGAAGCCGACGCCCGCGCCGCAAAGCGCGGCCTCTGGTCGCTGCCTGAAGCGGAGCGCACAGCGCCCTGGGACTGGCGGAAAGGAACCAAAGCCCCGGCTATCAAGCCATACGGCGGTGCACCTCTCGTTGCCGCAGCTAACGACGGCCAATACAGCTGCTCGCCGCGTAAGACGTGCGGCCAGATGAGCAGTTGCGCAGAAGCCCGCTTCCAGCTGGAGCAGTGCGGCAACAGCCGGCTGGACCGCGACAAAGATGGCATCCCCTGCGAGAGCCTTTGCCAATAGCAGGCACTCATCCCCGACTAAACAAGGACGTCACATGATCACTGACGAAACCCTCGACCACGCCTTCGGCGCGCGCCTAACCGAAGAACGCGAACGCCTCGGCCTGGCCATCCACGAACTGGCCCACCTCGCCGGTATCACCGACTACAAGCAGAAGCGCTTCGAGAACGGATCTTCCGTGATTCCCATCGATTACCTGCAGGCCTTGGCCGCGCGTAGCGAGGCAGATGTGCTGTACGTCATCACAGGCCTGAAGGGCGGCGATTGATAACTGTAATGCACGACACAAACAGGAGTTTTAGCGTGAAAGACCGTGATAACAAGCGCGACGATGATAGCCTTGAGAAAAGCCGCCATGACCGTGGCCGCCCATCGCATGAAGACTATTCAGAACGGCAAGACCGCCGCCCGATCTTCGATGATGTGACTGACACTCTCAAACCGCCAAGCAGGAGAGATAACGATGGAGGAAGTAACCGATAAGGCCAGCCTGGCCGACCGCTGGCACGATATGTTGTTCGGTGTCCGGCGCTCCATTCGTTACCACAAACGCCGCCGCGGCTTTTTTGATCGACTCGATCAATGCTCTTCCATGCTGAGCGTCATTTTCGGCTCCGCGGCGATCTACGGCATTTTGAAGAGCACCAATACGGAGGACCTGGCGCTTATCTCCTCGGGCCTAGTGACGGTGCTCGCAGCGGTAAACCTTGTGGTAGGTAGTTCTCGCCGAGCACGCGAGCACGATGACTTTGCGCGACGCTTCATCGCGTTGGAGAAAAGAATGTTAGGCGCCGAGTCCGAACAGGTGCTGCACGAGGTCAGCGAGGCCCGGCTAAGCATTGAGGCCGAAGAGCCACCAGTGATGCAGGTACTCAACTGCCTGTGCCACAACGAGCAGATGCGCGCCATGGGCTACAAGAAAGAAGAGCTTGCGCAGATCGGACCGATTCAGCGGCTGTTCGCGCATTTCTTCGACTGGCGAGAAAGCACGATTCATTGAGCGTACCCATCAAAAGCTGAAGGCGCCGAAAGGCGCCTTTTTCATGCCCATGCTACATGCACATCGGCGCCTCGCCCTGCTCGCCCCATTCTTCGTCGATCAGCTCCCAGGCGGAGCGTTGCGGCTCCGGCAGCGCCGGCTCCTGCTCGGTCAGGCGTTCGCTTGCTGGATCCGCTTCCATTCCCGCTCCACGGCGCGCTGGGCGCTGGCTTTGCTGGCGTACAGGGGCAGCAGCCGTTTGGGGCTGGTCTGGTCGCCTTCGGTGAGTTTCTTCTGCTCGCCTGCCTTCTCGTCCCGGTACCAGGCGAGCACGCCGGTGTAGTTGCCGGCCTCGGCCAGGTCGGCGATGTCGTCGGCGTCCGGCAGCTTGGATTCCAGCTCGAGCGAGGTGGTGTAGCTGTCCGGCGTGAAGCTGTGCCGCACGTTGGCGCCGAGCCAGACCACGGCGTCGATGTCGGCCTTCACGCCGATCAGGCTGTAGGTGAGTTCAGGGATAAGGTCCGGCCGGCCCTTTGCCAGGGTGTAGCTGAGCGTGGCGGTGCCGCGCTGCAGACGGGACCACTCAGCGCGGGCGGCGCGCAGGGCGGCCTGCTGGTCGGTGTAGGTGTGGCGCAGGTCCTTGAGGTTGTCGCCGCCGCCGGCGATCGCCTCCTTCTTCTCGGCGCTGTTCAGCTCGTAGTAATAGGCGCGCACGCCGCTGTAACTGTCGCGGTCGGCCTGCAGGTAGCGGTGGTTGTCGCCGTCGGCACGGGTGAGCGTGATGTGCGGCAGCGCGGCGCCGCTGGCGGTGGTGCTCTTGCCGGCCGGCATGAACAGCAGGCGCCCGGCCTTGATGCTGGCAATGGCGTCGAACTGCTGGCCGAGGCGGCTGAGCAGGTTGGCGTCCGACTCGTTGGCCTGGTCGACCTGGGCGAGCTGGATGACGGCCAGCGCGGCGCTGATCACCGGGCTGAGCCCGTAGGCACCCGCCACGGTCTGGACGATGGCGCCCAAGGTCTGCCCGCTCCAGCTGCGTTCCTTCTTGGCCTTGAGCCCCTCGCGCAGGTCCGCGCTGCGGGCGCGGATGTTGAGCACGTCCGGCGCGCCACTGTGTTCGACCTCGTCCACGGTGTAGCTGCCCTTGTCCACCAGGCCGGTGTCGTGCCAGCCGAGCCAGAGGCGCACCACGGCGCCGCGCGGGGGGATGGCCAGCAGGCCGTCGTGGTCGCTGAGGCTGATGCTGAGCTGGTCGGCCTCCATGCCGCGGTTGTCGGTCAGCTCGATGCTGATGAGGCGCTGCTCGATGGCGCTGGTGATGTCCTGCCCGTTGACTACCACCCGGCAGATCGGCTGCGGGTAGGCGGTGGCGTCGCGGTACTGGTCCGCTGCCTGCTGGGCGTAACCCTTGGCCTGGTCGAGCAGGCCCTTGCCCTGGGTGAGCAGTTCCTCGATCACAGCAGCCTCCGCAGGAGGTTGCCGCCGGCGGCGATGGCGCTGCCGAGCAGATCCACCCGGCCGTCATCGATGCGCTTGAGCGTGAGGGTGAACTCGATGCGCCGCGCCTGGCCGTCGCGGAAGAACAGCGTGCGCGTCTCGCTCAGGCTCTCGATGATCCAGGTGCCGTAGATTTTCCCGGTGCCCTCCACCAGCGGCCACGCCTTGCCGGTGTCCGCCATGGTGCGCAGGGCATCCAGACTCAGCTGGCTGCCAGCCAGCGCGGGCAGCAGCACGCCCGGCAGGGTGATGCTGTCATCACCGCGCCCCAGGTACTGCCGCGCCGGGTTGGTGCCGATGCGGTTGGTGGAGCCGTGGCGCCATTCCGTCTGGCGCTGGAATTCCTGGTAGGCCAGGGTCTCCAGGCTGAACACGAACATGCCGAGGGCCATCATCATGGTCCATTACTCCTGGTAATCAGTCCTGGTCAAATAGGGATGAGCGGGCACGGGCGCCCTTCTCGCGCTCGCGGCGGTCCAGCTCGGCGGCGACGGCGCGGGCGATGGCGTTGGCGTCCTGCCCTTGAGCCGCATGGATAGTGATCTGGATGCTGCTGGAACCGCCGCTGGAGCCAGCCGGTGCCCGTGCGGAAAGCGGAGGCCGGCTGTCGATCGGGACGTTCGCCAAAGCGGCGAAAGGGTTGCCGGCGCTGGCCACGGCGCTGCTGCCAACGTCGGATAATCCTTGGCCTATGTTCTCCATCGCCGCGAATGGGTTGCCCTGCCCCTGCTGCAAGCCTACGGCAAGGCCGTCCATCGTGTGGCCGCCGAGTTCGGCGAACACGCGTGAGGGCGAGTGGATGCCAAGCACGCTGGCGAACTTCTTCACTGCTCCGGTTGCGATATCGGCAACGACGCCGAACATACCCAGCGTCGCGGCATTCAGGCCGGCGATGATTCCGTTGATGATTTCCTTGCCCAGCCCCATCCAGTCGCCTGCGTTAAACAGCGCCTTGATCTGGTCGATGCGGCCGACAAGGTGCATAACGGCGCCCCCGATGCCGAGAATCAGCGCAGCAATCGGGTTGGCGCGTATGAAGCCAAACAACAGCTTGAATAGGCCACCGAAGGCCATTCGCAGTACGCCGACGCCGCCACCGGCCATTTGGAAAGCCGTGCCCATGCGAAGGAACAAACCAGACGCGCCTCCCACCGCCGTGATGCCTGCACCAAGTGCCCTGAACATACCGATGAGGCTGGGCAGCTTGATGCCAATCGAGGCAACTGCGAAGCGCATCATGGCGATAGGGCCAATGATGCTGGCAACGGTGATCGCCAGCGCACCACCAGCCGCCACCAGGGCCGCAAGGCCTGCGACCGTCATGAATATCTGCTTGGTCAGCTCGGGATGCTCGCGCACCCAGGCGCCGATTCGGTTGGCGAGTTCGCCGAGCGCCTGGATGATTTCCTTGAGCGTCGGTGCGACCGTTGCACCAATTTCCCCCAGGGTGTTCGTCCAGCTGCCCTGAGCGGCCTCGGTGATGTTGGTGAGCGTGCCGAGCTGCTCGCTGACGCGCTTCTGCAGATCGGCCTGAGCAGTCATCTTGCCGGCAACCTCGCGGTAGCCGTCGATGCCCTTGCTCATCATGGTGTTGACGACCTGCAGCGTCTCGGCGTCGTCACCGAACAGCATCTTCATCACACTGGTGCGCTGGACGCTGTTGAGCCCCTTGAGCTTGTCGAGCTGCTGGAACAGCGCATCCATGCCGCCGAACTCGCCCTTGCCATCGGTGAAATCCAGGCTGATGCCGAGCTTTTCCAGCGACGCGTTGGCCTTGTCGACCTTCTTCATGTCCAGGCCGGCCTGGAACACCTTGCGCAACGCGTTACCGGCGGACTCTCCCGCCATGCCGGTCTGGTCCATCATGACCAGTAGAGGGGTCATCATGTCGGTGAAGGCGAGGCCTTCTTTCTTCACCACACCCATCACCGGCGCGAGCTTGCTGAAGCCCTGGAGCATGTTGCTGCTGTCCACGCCCAGGTAGAAGGTGCGCTGGATGGCGTCCATCAGCCCCATCATTTCCGTTTCACTGGCGCGGGTGGCGTCCTGCATCTTGGCCGCGAACTCAGCGGCTTCCACCACCGGCATTTGCAGCTGTACGGCAAGGTAGGCCGCCGCCTCGCCAGTGCCGCCGAGGATAGACGCGGCGCTTAGGCCTTGGCGCCGGAGCATGGTCATCATGTTCTGGAAGTCCGCCGTGGTGCCCGGCAGCCGATCCCCGAGCTTGGTGGCGAGGTCGGAGATCTTCTGGAAGTCCTCCGCGACGCTGCCGTCGGCGCCCATCATTGAGACTTTCAGCTGAGCGGTGGCGTTCTCTGCCGGGGCGAACGCGCTGATGGCGGCGGATACGGGGCGGCTCAGTGCATAGCCGGTAGCCAACCCCCCAGCGCCTGCGGCTGCCATGCTCCCTGCAAGCTGCTGGGATTTAGCATAGGCGCTGCGTACCTTCGCCAGTTGCTCCTGCTGCTTGGTCACGGCGGCGAGGCGAGCCTTCTGCTGTTCCAGGACAGTGTTGAGCCGGTCCTGCTCGGTGCGCAGCGTGCGCGCCTTTTTGCCCAGCCCCTCGGTGCTGATACCAGCCTGCTCCAGCTTGGTGCGCAATGTACTGAGGCTGGTCTTGCTGGCGTCCTGCTGACGCTTGAGCTGTTCGAGCTGGGTGTCAGCACCACGGACGCGATCCTGGTACTTCTTGATGCTACTGGCTGAGCGGGTGAATGCCTGCTGTGCGGATTGCAGCTTGATCTGCGCTTTCTCAAGCTCACGGTGGAACTCCGCGGAGCTTCCTTTGCCATCGATCAGCGCCTTCGACAGCTTGTTGTACTGCGTCTGCGCAGCCTTGAGGTTGCCCTTGAGATTGACGTGTGCGGTGCGCTGTTGCTCCAGCGCCTCGGTATGGCCACGCATCTTGGTCTGCAGGTCGCGCATCGCGCGCGTCTGCTTGGCGATCTCAATGTTGGCGGTGCGGAAGGCGGCGATGTCCCGTTGCTGCTGGTTCATCTCCTTCATCTGGTCGCGGCTCGCCTTGAGCTGTTTGGACAGCTTCCCGCTACCCTGCGTGATGGCCTTGATCGGCCCGAGGGCCTTGTCGATCAGGCCCAGCTCGACCTCCAGCTTCAGATCACGCGCCATGCTTCACCTCTGCACGCTTGCGGGCGCGCTCGCGCCATTCCATCAGTTCGGTGAGGCTCAGCGATTCCATTTCAGCCGGCCCCCAGTGAAAGACGATGGCGATATCAGCCATCGCGTCTTCTACGCGTCGAGGGAGGCCTCCCTCACCGACTTCTGCAGCAAAAAACCAGCAACCGCCACGCCGCACTGCAGCAGGTCGGCTGGGTCCATGCGGCCGATTTCGATATCAGTGAGGGTC